AAAAGTAAAAATATAGAGTATAAGAGTTTAACCGTTACCAGTTACCAACCGTTACCGCCAGTATTTTCAAGGGGTTCAGGGTATTTTTTGCCATTTTTTAACCGCTACTAACCGTTACCGTAACAGGAAAGGACAGGTGATGTGATATATGAAAACATTAACAGCAAGAGAGTATTTAGAGCAGTTACAGGAATTAGATATAAATATCAATCAGGACTTAGAACGCCTTGAAGATATGAAAACAAATGCCTGTTGCACAGGTAGTATTGATTATTCTGCTGAAAGGGTGCAGGCAAGTCCATCAGGGGACAGTTTATGTAGACAGGTAACAGATTATGTTGCCTTCAATGATGAAATCAATGCGGAAATAGACCGTTTCTCTGATGCAAAGAATCAGATTATTAAGCAGATTAGAGGATTACACAATGTAAAGTTTTCACAGGTGTTGTTCAAAGTATATGTGCAATTCAAAAGTTTGAAGGTTGCTGCATCTGAAATGAAAATGTCATACCCGTATGTGCGTGAAATACATAAAAAAGCGCTTATCGTGTTTGAACAGACTTATAAAAACTTACACTATCTTACATAATCGTACACCAGTATATGTTGATTTATGTTGTTTTGTGTGAGAAAATATATCCTGAAAATTTATGTTGCTGATTGAAATTATTTTCAATCAGCAATTTTTATTTTACAGAAAGGAAGGTGTTGCGGAATGGCAAAATTAACTGAAAAGCAGCAGCGTTTTGTTGATGAATACCTGATTGACCTGAACGCAACACAAGCGGCTATTCGTGCAGGATATTCAGTAAAAACAGCCAATGAACAGGGCAGTCAGAACTTAGCAAAACTTAGTATTCAACAGGCTATTGCTGAACAGATGGCAGAACGGTCAAAAAGAACCGGGGTCAATCAAGACAGGATTGTGTTAGAACTAGCTCGCATTGCCTTTGTGAAAATGACTGATCTTGTTGATAGTCATGGGAGAATAAAGGATGATGCCGCAGAAGATGATCTTGCTTGTATCGAATCGGTAAAATACAAAAGTTCTGAATCAGATACAGGGTCAAGCATTGAACGTGAGGTGAAGATTTCACCAAAGCTGAAAGCACTGGAACTATTGGGTAAGCATTTGGGTATGTGGAATGACAAACTGGATGTGAATATTACACAGCCTATTGTCATCACTGGTGAAGATGCCCTTGAAGATTAAGGTGGTGATTTCCTATGGTGAAGAATAGGATTTCATCACAATATGTTTTTGGTTATCAGAGGTTCATACTGTACCCGGAAGATTACAAGGCCACAAAGTCAGGCAAGAAGAAAGTTTCACTGCCTGAATTAGTCGGCAAGAGTTACGGTACTTTTTGGCGTTGGAAGGGTAGATATAGAGTATGTAAGGGTTCACGTGCATCCAAGAAGTCAAAAACAACTGCACTTTGGTATATCACCAACATAATGAAATACCCGGATGCAAACGCCCTTGTTGTCAGGAAAACATTCAGAACACTGAAGGATTCCTGTTTCACAGAATTGAAATGGGCGATTCACCGCCTTGGTGTTGATGCTTTTTGGGAAATCAAGGAATCACCGCTTGAAATGACCTATAAACCAACGGGTCAGAAGATTTATTTCAGGGGTCTTGATGACCCGCTGAAAGTAACTTCCATCACAGTTGATGTTGGCTGCTTGTGTTGGATGTGGATTGAAGAAGCGTATGAAATCAGTTCAGAAGATGATTTCAATATGCTTGATGAATCAATTCGTGGCGCTGTCCCGGAAGGTTCAGGACTGTTCAAACAAATAACCCTTACATTGAACCCGTGGAATGAACACCACTGGATAAAGAAACGCTTCTTTGACAACCCGGATGATGAAACCCTTGCAATGACAACCAATTATAAGTGCAATGAATGGTTGGATGCTGCTGACTTGAAGGTTTTTGAAACCATGAAGAAGCAGAATCCAAGGCGTTACAAAGTGGCGGGTCTTGGTGATTGGGGTATCGTAGACGGTCTTGTTTATGAAAATTGGGAAGAAAAGGCTTTCAGCGTGGATGAAGTCAAGAAGATAACCGAAGTCAAGTCTGTATTCGGTCTTGACTTCGGTTATACAAATGATCCTTCTGCATTGTTTTGTGGATTTATCGACCAGTCAAACAAGACTATTTGGGTATTTGATGAAATGTATCAGCCGGGTATGAGTAATGAAGCTATTGCCGAACAGGTGCAGCGGATGGGTATGTGAAAGAGAAGATCACAGCCGATTCAGCCGAACCAAAGAGTATTGACCGCTTGCGTGAACTGGGGCTGAAAGGAATTAGGAAAGCAAGGAAAGGTAAGGACAGCATAAACAATGGTATTGACTTCATTCAGGACTATCACATTATCATTCATCCAAGGTGCGTGAACTTTATTACTGAAATAAGCAATTATACTTGGGACACAGACACAAAAACAGGTAAGAAGCTGAACAGACCTATTGATGACTTCAATCATCTGATGGATGCAATGCGTTATGCGATTGAAAGCCTTATCAAAGGCGATGCGTTTAGTTTTGATTAAGAAGGTGAACTTTATGTTGATATTACAAATATTAACTTGTATAGGTGTATGGGTTGCATTTGGGATTCAGCTGTACATTTTTACTAAACAACGCAGAAAATAACAAATTAGTAACACAGACCCTTGGAAACATAGCGTTTTCAGGGGTTTTGATTATATTATGCAATGAAAGGGGTGAATGGAACAGTGTTCAGTTCCTTTGTGGATGCGATAACGCTAAAACTTAGCAATTTCATACTGGAAGGGGCAAAGTCACACATGACTGACTTGGAATTTCTTGAAAAAGAAATCCTTGCTTGGAAATGTTCACCCCGTAGAATGATGCAGATTAAAGGTTTTCTGTATTATGACGGTGACCATGATGTGATTCACCGCAAGCGTACAATGATAGGTGAGGACGGAAAACTTGAAGTAGTTGAGAACTTACCGAACAACCGCATTGTTGATAACCAGTATGCAAAGATGGTCAATCAGAAAGCCAATTACCTGTTCGGCAAACCGTTCACATTAAGCGGTGACAATGAACAGTACATTGAACTTCTGAAACAGGTCTTTGACAAGAAGTTCATGCGAACATTAAAGAGTGCGGGCAAGGCTGCATACAATGGCGGTATTGCTTGGCTATATCCGTTTTACAATGACCGGGGGGAATTTGCTTTCAGGCTTTTCCCCGCTTATGAGATTTTACCGTTTTGGAAAGATTCTGAACATACTGAACTTGATTTCTTTATCAGGTTGTATGTGTCGGTTGCCTATGACGGTACACAACGCAAGTACATTGAAAAGGTTGAATTGTATGATACAACAGGCGTTCACCTGTTCATCCTGGACGGTTCAAAACTGATACCTGATGTAGTGAACAATGAAACCGCTGACTTCCCGCACGTTACAATGACGGATGCAAACGGGAATGTGCAAATGTTCAACTGGCAGCGTGTCCCCCTGATTCCATTGAAAGCCAATGAACAGGAAACACCGCTGATTAAAAGAGTGAAGTCATTACAGGACGGTATCAATGTGATGTTGTCCGACTTTGAAAATAATATGCAAGAGGACGCAAGGAACACCATTTTGGTACTGAAAAACTATGACGGTACTGATTTGGGTGAGTTCAGAAAGAACCTTACAACCTTTGGTGCAGTCAAAGTCAGGTATGACGGTGACACAAAGGGTGGTGTTGAAACCCTTGAAATCACAGTCAACGCTGATAATTACAAGGTCATTGTGGAAATCTTCAAGAAAGCCTTGATTGAAAACGCAATGGGTTATGATGCCAAGGATGACAGACTTTCCGGCAATCCGAATCAGATGAACATTCAGTCAATGTATTCAGACATTGATACAGATGCCAATGATACAGAATCAGAAGCACAGGCAACAATGGATGATATTCTTTGGTTTGTGAATTGTCACCTTGCTAATTCAGGAATGGGTGACTTTGAAGGTCAGGAAAATGGCGTTGATGTAATATTCAACCGTGATATGCTGATGAATGAATCAGAAATCATTGACAACTGCACCAAGTCACAGGGTCTTATCTCTGATGAAACAATCATTGCTAATCACCCTTGGGTGGATGACCCACAGACTGAAATGGAACGCCTGAAAAAGCAGAAGGAAGAAGCACAACAGGAAATGCTTGCACAATATGACCCGTTTGGTAATATGCAAGGTCAGAACGGTCAGGCAGATCAGACACAACAGGAACAGGACACAGGCGGTCAAGGTGGTGGTGAATGATGAAAAGTTCAGACTACTGGAAAGAACGGTTTGAACAGGTTGAACAGTCACAACACAATCAGGGTATTCAGTGTTATGCCGATATTGAAAAGCAGTACCGACAGGCACAGAAAACACTTGAAGGTCAGATTTCTGCATGGTATCAGCGTTTTGCAGACAACAATAGGGTAACCCTGACAGAAGCAAAGCGGATGTTGACCGCAAAGGAACTTGCTGAACTGAAATGGGACATTCAGGACTATATCAGGTACGGTGAGGAAAACGCAATCAACGGTACTTGGGTGAAGCAGTTAGAGAACGCATCCGCAAGATTCCATATCAGCCGATTGGAAGCCTTGAAGTTGCAGACTCAACAGAGCATTGAAGTCCTGTTTGGGAATCAGCTTGATTCCATTGACAGTACAATGCGGGATGTTTACAAGTCCGGCTATTACCGCACCGCTTTTGAAATTCAGAAGGGCGTGGGTGTTGGTTGGAACTTTTCCACATTGGATGAAAAGCAGATCAGTAAGGTCATCAATAAACCTTGGGCCGCTGATGGTAAGAATTTCAGTGAAAGAATATGGGGTAACCGTCAGAAGTTGGTGAACGAACTGAACACCACCCTGACACAGAACATCATACTGGGGAAAGACCCACAGAAAGCCATTGATGACATTGCCAAGAAGATGAACACATCAAAGGTCAATGCCGGGCGGTTGGTTATGACAGAAGAAGCCTTTTTCAGCAGTGCAGCACAGAAAGATTGTTTTGCTGAACTGGATGTTGAAATGTATGAGATTGTGGCAACCCTTGATTCCCATACTTCTGAAATATGCCGGGAAATGGACGGCAAAGTTTTCCCTATGTCACAGTGGGAAGTTGGGGTCACAGCCCCACCTTTTCATGTGTGGTGCAGGACTACCACTGTCCCGGCATTTGAGGATGAATTTGACCTTGTTGGGGAAAGGGCAGCAAGGGGTGAGGATGGCAAGACATACTATGTACCCGCAAACATGAAATATGAGGACTGGCATAAGTCCTTTGTGGAAGGTGACAAGACTGGATTGCAAGAAGCAAGCCCGGGTGATACAATAAAGGCACAGGAAGAAGTGAAACAGGTTGCAGAAGAATTGAAGGTTGAAAATTTCTCTTCTTCCTTTACTGCAAAGGGGGAATTAAAGAACACACAGGCACTTGTTGACTATGTGAACAGTTTGGAAGGTGCGGATGCAAATGTGGTTGCCTTGTTCAACCGCATGGGCAAACTGGAAAACATTGAAAGCAATGGAATCCCGTTCACAATATCCCATGCAAAGAACCACGCTGTTTCCATTTCGACTTATACCATGACCGGGAACATGGCAGAAGTAAAGCTGACGATACCAAAGTTGCAGGGTGACAACCTTGCGGGACAGGTGAACACAACGCTACATGAGGAAATGCACCTGATGGACTTATACGGCAGACAAGACCCGCAGAAATCAGGCAACTGGTTCAGCACGAGCAGGAAACCACTGGTTGATGTGTTCAAGCAGACTTCTGATTCCATGAGTGACGATGTTGTAAACCTGTTCAATGACTATAAGCAGGAGTACAGGAAGGTCAGGGATGAAGTCAACCGAAAATATGACCAACTGATTTCTGACCTGAACGATTCCATGTTCAACAGGACTTTTCAGGGTTCGTATAAAGATTACAAGAAGCAGTATAATAAATTGGTGGCTGCAAAGGATGCTGAACGTGATTATATGTCAAGGAATATCATGGGCGGTGGAATCGGAAATCTTCAAGATATTTATGATGCCCTTTCAGGCGGTGCTTTCCGGGATGCCGGAAAAGTGATATATGGTCATGGTTCATCATATTATCGGAATACAGAAAGCAGGGTTCATGAAACCATTGCAAACTATGCAGCGTTGAGCGTGACAAGACCTGACGTGATTGCCCTGTTGCGGGCTGACAAGCCGGAACTGGTTGCTGAACTGGATGCAACCATTGCTGAACTTTTGAAGAAAGTGGGTGATTGACAATGACTGACCAGAAACTGATTGAAAAAGGGGTCAAGGTGCGGGAACTGTTCTCTGATGTGGATTTCCCGCCCATGCTGACACAGTTCTTTGATTTGGACAGTGACAGACTGCTTGATGAAAAAATCGAAGTCCTGACAGCCTTGAAGGAAGGAAAGCAGATCTCCGACATACCGAACTTTTATGACATCTTGGAGTTATACCCCAAAGATGTCACACACTGGGACTGAAAACACCGTCATTTGGGCGGTGTTTTTCTTTGCCTAAAGTATCACTGGATTGATTTCAGCGGGCATATAAGGCTTATATGAGATTAGAAAGGGGGTTCAAGGGTACATGAAAACCAAGACTTAACAGAAAGGCAAGGTGGTCTGAAATTATCTTCCAGTCATGGGTTAAATGGCAGCAGAGGAAAGCATCCGGCAACGGGTGCTTTTCTGTTTGTCGGGTTGGCAAGACAGAAAACCGAACAACCAAACAATCATGTGGGAGTAACCCCGTATAAAAACGTATTTGAAAGGACGGTATTGAAATGACAAGAAAACAGTTAGAGGATTTAGGGATTTCCAAGGAACAGGCTGACAGCATCATGAAAATCAATGGGGATGACATTGAAAATGCGAAGTCGGCATCTGCTGCTGAAATAAAGAACTTGCAGACAGAGGTCACAGGGCTGAAAACACAGGTGTCTGACCGTGACAAGCAGCTTGAAACGCTGAAAACCGCAGCGGGTGACAATGAAACCCTGACAAAGCAGATTGCAGACTTACAGGCTGAAAACACCAAGGTCAAGGAAACCCATGAATCCGAAATGAACCAGTTGAAAATTGATTTTGCGGTTGAAAAGGCACTGACAGGTGCAAAGGCAAAGAACATCAAGGCGGTCAAGGCTTTACTTGAACTTGAAGATGCCAAACTTGACAAGGACGGAAATGTCAAGGGACTGGCTGAACAGATTGAGAAACTGACAAGCGGTGATGACACCAAGTTCCTGTTTGAAGCACAGAAGCAGACCAAACAGCAGCAGAATTTCAAAGGTTTTCAGCCGGGAGCATCAGGGGAACAGAAACCGGGTGAGGGTGAAAAGGTCGATTTCTCAAAAATGAGTTATGACGAACTTACCGCTTACATGGAAGCAAACCCGGATGCACAGATTTAATTTGATGAAAGGAAGGTAATTGAAACATGGCAAAATTTGATGCTAAGAGTTTTAACGAAAAGGCGTTCGGTAAGTACATGAGTGCAATTCCAAACGTAAAACTGAATAAGCTGCGTGAATCCCGTGCAGTAGTTGGTGATGCAAGGCTGCGAGATACCTTTGTAAATAATTCACAGACCGGTACTGTTTATGCAGTTCTGCCGTTTTTTGGCCTGCTTTCTGGCACACCGCAGAACTATGATGGTGTTGACAACGTAACACCGGGTAAGACGGACACCTATGAACAGGGTGTTTTTACTTACGGCAGAATGAACGGTTGGACAGAAGCAGATTTCAGCTATGATGTGACTGGTGGCACTGATTTCATGGCAAACGTCAGAAATCAGATCAATGACTACTGGAACAGTGTGGATCAGGATGTTATCCTTGCAATATTAAAGGGGATCTTTGGTATGTCCGGCACTGGTACAGGTGCAATCAAGACTGCCAATGCCGCATTTGTTGATGCACATACCCTTGATATTAGTGCAAGTGGTACTGATGCAAAGACTGATGACACAATGAAGATGGATGCCACAACGTTGAACACTGCAATTCAGAAGGCTTGTGGTGATAACAAGCAGAAGTTCAAGTTGGTTTACTGTCACAGTGCGGTTGCAACCAACCTTGAAAATCTGAAGCTGCTCGCATACTTGAAATACACAGATGCTGATGGTATGAAGCGTGATCTTGAAATGGGTACTTGGAATGGCAGACTGGTAGTTATTGATGATTCCTTACCCGTTGAAGTAAAGAATGTAGGAAGTACAGGCGGGGATGTTTCCATCTATACAACCTATATTCTGGGTGAAGGTGCTATTGGTTTTGAAGATGTAGGTGCAAAAGTGCCTTATGAAATGGTACGTGATGCAAAGACAAGAGGCGGTGAAGATACGCTGATTTCCCGCAAACGTCACGCCGTTTCTGTTTCTGGTATCTCTTACCTGAAAGCATCGCAGGCAACCAATTCTCCTACTAACGCAGAGTTAGAGAATGGAAAGAACTGGTCACTGGTTGCATCTGATACCAAGGCCATTGAACACAAGGCAGTTCCGATTGCCCGCATCATGTCTCGTGGTTAAGTGATCGGAAAGGGTGATCGCAATGTTTGATGTGGATACGGTAAAAAAACGGCTGAAATCCTTTGGTTACGAGTTCAAGGGAGAAGATGAATTTGCCTTGACCTTTTGCATTGAGAAAGTACGCAGTTCAATTCGAAATGAAATCAACTGGCCATATGTACCGGAAGGATTGGAACACATTGCTGTTGATATGGCAGTGGGTGAATTTCTGCTTGCGAAGAAAACCTTTGCACCGGTTGACCTTGAAATGTTTGATTTTGATTATGATTATGTAGTAAAGCAGATTCAGACAGGGGACACGAACACCGTTTTTGCAGTGGGTGAAGGTTCACTGACACCTGAACAAAGGCTGACCGCCTTCATCAATTACCTTTTATCCTATGGAAAGGCTGAATTTCATTCATTCAGGAGAATTCGATGGTGAAGGCAATTCAGGCGGCACAAAAGGCTGCAAGAAAGGCTATTGAAGTAACCTATTTTGGTACTTTGACAGTCACAGAAAGGAAAAAGGAAAAAGATGAAAGGTCAAAGCTGACAAAAGATGTTGAAGTGGTTGTTTTGGAAAATCAACCATGTAAATTGTCATTTGAAAAACTGCAAACTACTATTCAGTCAGATTCAGCAGCAACCATCACACAGGTGATAAAATTGTTTGTTTCCCCTGATATTTCAATCAATGCGGGTTCAAAGATCACTGTATCACAGGACAATGTGACTACTGATTACACTTGCAGCGGTGTCCCGGCAATATATCCGACACATCAGGAAATTATTCTTGAATTGTTCAAGGACTTTGCATAATGGGTAGAATGGGGAATTTCAACATTGATGGGTTGAAAAAGTTCAGGGATGAACTGAACAAGCTGCAAGACCCTGATAAATTTGTTGAAGCGTGTGCAAAGGAACTTGCTGCCCGTTTATTGCGGATGGTGG